TACTTATACTCGGCCCCGTATGGGAAACCATATATCGTCATGTCGTGATGACTTAATATTAAATCGCCTCGCAGGACCGTCATCGGCACCCCTAACTCAATTACATGAAGGCTTGACTTGTCCATCAAGTTGACATTGTGACTGGGCATTTCATGGTTACCAGGAATTGTAAATATATTATTTGGTAAGTTCTCAATGGCCCAAGCCTCAAGTGCTGGTGTTGAGTTCCACTTATGAAACATATCACCAGCGTCCAAGATAGGGCACCGGTGTAGTATTTGTACCCCCTTCAGCCAGCTAACTTTTAAATTCTGAGCTTCCCAGTAATCATCTACCCGAGCCACCGGCACGCTGTCCCTTAAGTGAAGGTCAGCAGTCAGGATGGCCGTTGGGCCCGCTGTCTTGGTTCTTCGTTTCATCTCATCCTCCTACATTCATAGCCAGTGCACTCTTGACCGTTATAGGCCTGACACTCTTTCCCAATACAATCGTTCATCTCTGACACTGTCTCATATGTTGTGCACCCATCAGTCAGCTCCCTTTTTGTCTTGACTGTCTTGACTGTTAACATGTATGGACATTTCATATCTCTCCTCCTTCAAGCCTTTAATTCGTATGGGCCATCACTCCGACCGCATAGTGGGCAGACCTCAGGCATGAGTTCATCAAACTCTAACTGATAGACTTCAATATCCTCAGCCAAGCTGACCTGGTCCTTCCTAAGGCCTTCAATATCAACCACCAACACTCCGAGAGTCAATAGTTCCCGGTTGGCAATGCTGACATCCATATGCAGTTGGTCCGCTTCATTATAAAGCACTTCGGCCTTGCCCACGTCTGGTAACTTGTTGACTCTCTCCTGGGTCTTTACTATCATATAATGAAGGTCAGCAAGGTCACTCTGGTTACTTAAGAGAGCACTTACCCTGCCCTCAATGCCCTCACCCTCGTCGGCAATCGCCTGCCTATCATCAAGGTCCGTGTAGGATGTGAGTTTCTCTTTTAACTCTTCTATGCTTTCTTCATTGTTCTTAATACTGGCCTTGCACTGCCGATGGTTCTGGTCTAAGTTTGATAAGGTGATGTCAATTACATCAAGGTCAACAAGCTGATTAAGGTAGCGGGCCACCTCTCCTGCTCCTGTTGATAGCAAGAAAGGTTGGTCCATCTGCCTCTGCACGTTGAGAGGAGGGAGCCGAAGCATGTTAGTCACCTCCTCTGGTACCTCGGTGCCGAAACCTTTGAGGAGGTCTTCCCCTTTGAGGTATGCGTTCTTGGTCTTGGTTCTTAGTCTCGACACAATTACATCTCCCACCTCAATGCTGGCCCGAGTTCCGTCACCACCCCAGTTTGATTTAAACGACTCACCGCTGGGCTTGTTGGTGCGGACCCAATTGATGGCCCGCATAATTGCAGACTTACCAACGTCGCTTGACCCAATGATAACGTTAACCCCCTCATCAAAAATCATTTCTGTGCACTTATGACTCTGAAAGTTTATGAGTTGGATAGACTTTATCATTACTTTCCTCTCCTCTTGTAGCGGGCCACCAGTCTGCGGAGCTCTGCTACCTTGTTGTTTAAACGGACCTCATTGCCAACGGTCTCCAGTATCAAACCAGACTGCTGTCTAATTATCAGAGCCTGCCTCTCTAACCTCTGAGCGTATTGGTCCTGCTCAATAATTTTTTGTTCAAGGGCCCCATGATAGGTGCCTATGGTATAGCAAAATAGGCACGCCATCAACCATATTATTACCGCTCCAAACATCTTAAGGAGAGGCCGGATATTTAAAACTATCCAACCCTTGACCTCACCACAAATTATTAAAAAGGTTTCCCATCTGCTTGGTTTTGCTACCACCTTCTTTCTGCTCCTTGGTGCACTGCTACTCTTCCTTGTTGCTTTCGTTTTTCGTTCCATGCGTCAATGTCCCCCAGTATTTTAATATTTTAAAAAAGACATCCATGTCTAAAACCACGACTGGCCTTTGAAACTCTTTCTTTTTAAGAACCACGAGCCAGTCGGTTCCGGATACCTGGTTCCTTTTAATCTGTCTGATAGTTGCTGGAAGGGCCCAGCTCTCTGTTGACTTGCACTCTACCGAGAACGGGAAGTAATATAAAGCGTCTCCCCGCAAGATGACATCAGTGCCGGTCTGGCCCATAGGTCTTGATTGGATAAGTTTATCATCCTCACTGCCCCATGCTATACCAGTCAGCTCTGATATCTTTTTGCAAACTAACTGTTGCAAGTTTCTCCCTTTGGCCTTTGCAGACTGGACCTTAATCCTACCCATACTCTCCTCCTCCATTCTATTATTTTGCTTGTCCTGGTTCTTTTAAAATCCGGGCAATCATTATTTTTGTTTTTCAGAGTGCACTGGCCTCGGCATAGTTCCATATACCCTGTTGCCTGGTTTTTAATATAGGTATAGCAGTCTGGGTCTTGCCCACCTACCATGCGTATACTCTCACAGTCCTTGCAATATTTTACTGCCATTTACTCTTCCTCCCCTTTGAGGATATGGCATCCTCTAACTCCTGCCACTTATCAATAACCCTATCCCTTAATGTCTCCTCGAGGCCCCGCGACTCAATATGCCTTATCAGGCCCCGCAGTGAGTAGGCTTTGTTATTCCACTTGATACCTTTTTTATCAAGGCCAGTTTTGTTCTTTCCCTTATCGGTCTTCAAGTCATAGAGAAACATTAAGTTGCTGGTCAGTTCGTCTACCCCATAGTCAAATAGCAACTCCACATATCCCTCACGGTAAGGCAGGCCAACCTTGTTCTTTGTATTGCTAACTTTAATAGCTACGCCGATGGGCCTGCCCTTCTTTCCTTGTTTCTCAACTTCGGCCAGCCAGTTAATCTGTGCACCATAGAAGTCGAGAGCCTTACCACCAGTGCGGACATGCTTGGGGCCATACGCCGCTATGTTGGTGCGGACCTGAGAGATGACTATAAGTAAACATCTCTTTTCCTTTATCTTATTGGCCATCAGTCGGAAGAACTCAGACATGAACTTCTGCTTTTCAAGATTGTAACTACCCTGCGACTTGCCGGTTGCCTCTTCCTTCTGCTTTCTTTTCATCTCTGCCTCGGACGAGAGTGCGTCCAGACAATCAAGAACATAAATAAGTAGCCGGCCTTCCTCGAGGTCGTCAAGGCGACTGTTCAGCCTTCTATTAAAATCCTCGACGGTGAGCGAGTTAGTTTGTTCCTCTTCCATTATTTCAAAGCCGTAGAGGGCCTGCGAGTTAAAGGTATATCCTGCCTCTGCGTCATCATAAAACCACTCGACCATGTCACCATGCTCCTTTCTTGCTTGGGCAATGCACTCACTGGCCAGCAAGGTCTTGCCAGTTGACTTGTCACCAACGATATTTACTATACGGCCGATGGGGTAACCGCCCCCGAGTATTAAATCAAGGACGGTCGACCCGCTGGGAATGAACTCAATGGTCTGGTCAATGACTTCCTCTTCCTCTTTGATAGCTTCCGCTATCCCATTAACCTTTCTTGTCCTCTTCACCATTAACTCCTTTTAGAAAACGATATAGTTTCTCAGTACTTACTCTCCATCGGCCAGCGACCTTGTGACCAATGCCATACTTCTTACACCAGAGTAGCATGGTCTCCTTGGTCACCCCTGCTATCTCGGCCGCGTCTACAGACGAATACCATTCGTCTTTACTGGTCATCGGCGTCGGCTTTGTCTGCACAGGCATCCCATTGGTTACATCCCTTGCAGTCGTCTGATTCGTCGCAGTCTGTTCCAAAGTTATATCCGTGCGGGCACTCGCCTTCTGCCTCTTTGCTTTCTGCTTTCTTGCCCCGACTTCGGGTTTGGGTTTTCTTGCCCCTGGTTGGGGCTTTGCTTTCTTTCTTGGTTTCTGCTTTGCCATCATCTTCCTCCTCCTCGGCGTCATCGTCATCACCTTCGGCCACTCCCATGAAAGCATTTCGTACTTCCTCATACGATGGGACTTCCAATATCTTATCAAGCGGGAAGGTGGTCTCAAGTACTTCCTCATTATAGCTGTCACGATGCTCAAACTTAAAGCTCTTAAACTTTAGAAAGGTGAAGGAACCAAGGCTCGTTTCCGATGCTCTGAAATGTATTGACCGGCCATCTTCAAGGTCAGCAAAAGTAATAATACCTTCGTCAGCGGTCTCGGCCTCTTCCAACATCTCCTTCTCAAATAGAAAATGGCTGACATCAAATACCTGGATACCTTTGTCTTCGTCAGTCAAGTCTATTACATTATAGATACATCTGCGTTTGGGTGATAGGCCTTTGATAACATCATCGTCAGTCTCCCCATCATCTCTGAGTGCTTTCATCTCCTCACAGATAGGACAGGGCTGACCAAAGGTTTTCTTCAAGCAGAGCATTCGACTCTCAGCTGGCCCCACTCCGAAGTGCACCCAGATGTCCAGTACATAGTCTTCGTAACCAATCTCTATACTTTGCGGATGGTTATTAGTACTGACCAGATAAGGCAGAATGTCAATTGAGTTTCTACCTTTCTGGGGCTTGTAGAAGTTGACCTCCTCAAACTCAGAGAAGTCCAGGTAGCTCTTACCTCGGCCCCCGCCCTTGTCCCGGTCCTTAGCGTTCTGCCGGGTGCGATTCTTCAACGCCTCACGTCTTTCCTTCGCTGTTATTTTTTTAGCCATTATTTTTTAATCCCCCTTTTTCTGTTCATACTCTTTTTTTGTTTTGTCGAGGCCGAGTCAAGTGCTTTGGTCTTGACATCCTCGCCGTCAACATCGGCCTTTGGTTCAGAATAGTAACCGGCCAGATGCAACCTAACAAGATTCTCCAACGCCGCTTTCCTTTGATGAAAAGCAAAGACCGCCGCGTCGTAGATATCTGCCTCATACTCTGCGTCTACCAACTTCGTCTTAGCTTCCTTATGGTCCTTGTGAGTTCTGTAATAGGCCTCGATAAGTTGACTGGTAGCTTTCTCAGAGTTGAGACAACCCTGCGGGTTACCCTGGGCCCTCTCTACCAACTCGGACCTGCACACCTTTACTCTCTCCGCCGCTTTCTTTGCTTGCCGTCTTGCATCTGCAAGTAGTTCAGCATACTTTAAGTATAGGCCGGGCTGTCTTAACCATTCAGTTTCAAGAGCTGATGCGTTAATAACTATGTCCTGCTTGTAATCTTTGTCACTCATGCTTCCTCCTTCTAATATTATTATATGAAATTTTTTCTACTACGGTCACATTTTTTTCTGGACCATCGGCCCAACCTCCTTCAATTAGTTGTTCAAGGATATGAAGAGTATTCAATACCCCACCGCACAGCATGATAAAATCCTCTCGCTCTATCACCCGGTCCTCGTCCCTCGCATGTTCTCTGGCCTTCTCTATCCAGAACTTTGTTTGTTTCAGCATATCAGCCGGTATCGTTGCCATCTTTGTCCCTCCACATATTGTATCCTTCTGCGAAGGCCCCTTCTGGAAAGGAACAAGTTGAGGCTGATAACCGCACCTCAAACTCCTCTCTGCTTATCAGTTCCTCATACATACTGAACTGATAGTTCTTTCTATCCCACCCGTCAGCATCCAGCACTTCAATTTTACATAACCTATCCCACTCAATACTTGTTTTCTTTTCCTCTTCCTCCTCCCCCGGGTCAGGATGGTCTACTTCCATTGATTGCTTACCGGCCCATAGTAGGAAGACCATAATTGAAGTACCGCTCAATAGGTTCTTGGTGCAGTGGATAAAATCAGCAACCAACTCGTCCAGTGAGTTATGCAATTGCTTGTGTCTTTCTTGATGCTCTTGTTCATTCATTTTAATCCTCCGACATAATGTTATAGCAAGCAAGCACAAGGCCCGCCTTGCCTGAGTCATAGAACGGAGACTCAAAGTAAGAGAGAACTAACGCGGCACGAGTATTGGCTCCGTTCAGCAATACCGCAGTGAAGTAACCAAGCACCGCTTGCCGGACCCTCTCAGGTTCTTCCGTCAGGCCCTTCAGTATCTTGGCTACCTGTTTCCAGCGGTTTCGTTCTCCCATTAAAAGTATCTTGCACAACTCAATGACCTGAGTCTCTTGTAGCTTGACCTGCTTTATTATCTCACTGGCCTGCTCCAGATTCATCTCTGCTATTTGGTCAAGCATGATGAGGGCCTGCCTTGGGCTTCCCTCTGCCTCTCGTATAATCTCTGGTAGAATCTCCTCATAGTAGCCTGCGTTCATCTCCAGTTTGGCCATGCCAGTAGCAAGCAACTTCTCCATCTCTTTTTTTAGCAAGGGCAAGACCACAAACTCAGTACAGCGGTTTCGGATTGCTTTCAGTAGCCGTGTTGGTTCGGTCGTGCATAGCAAGAAGTAAACATGGTCCGGGGTGTCCTCGAGTGCCTTGAGCAATGCGTGCTGAAAGTCCTTGGTGGTCTGGTGAACCTCGTCCAGCAGATAGACCCTGACCTCTCCATCCATCGGTGCATACCGCATGTTAGCAATGATGTCCCTGGCCGTATTGATACCTCGGTTGTTGCTGGAGTTAATCTCCTGTAGGTCCATATCTGAGCACTTGAGTTTGCTTGCAACTATGCGGGCCAGAGTGGTCTTACCACATCCCGTTGGTCCTGAAAAGAGAAGGACGTGCGGGTGCTTATCTGAACCAATGAGTTTCTTAAGTGCCTCGACGGTTGCCTCATTGCCAACCACCTGGCGAAAGTTTGTTGGTCTGCTATCAATGTGTAGCGCCATTATATTTCCTCCTTAGTCATATTGTACCAGTTGCCGTCTATCTCGCTTAGCTCGGCCTTGATGTTCAGCGGAACCACCAACCAGTCCCATGCCTCTCTGATATCCTCTGTCATTATTTTCCTGACCATTGGTTTAATCTTGATTAGTTCCATCGGGTC